TGTATTTTTTTCTTTGAAAAATGACATAATATATTATTATTAATAAAATATTTTTTACTTTAAATTGAAATTACTTTTTATTTAAACGTACAATACTTTTTTTTGGATGAATATTTTTTTGAAGGTATAACTACGAATACTTAAATTTGTAGTCTTTTCTTAAAAAAAATATTTTTTGAAATCGTGATTTTTTTTACTAGATTAAATTAAATATATAGTTTTTTTTTCTTTCATATAGATATATAAGATATGGCTGGTGGAATCATGCAACTCGTCGCCTATGGTGTCCAAGACGTTTACCTCACAGGTAATCCTCAAATTACCTACTGGAAAGTAGTCTACAAAAGACACACAAACTTTGCCGTAGAACCCATTGAACAATCATTCAATGGTACTGCTGATTTTGGCAAAACTTCAGTTTCAGCTCTCATCGCCCGTAATGGTGATTTAATGACCCGTGTATACCTTAAAGCAACCGTTCAACTTTCAACTAAAACAGGAAGCGGTGGCATTGCTTTCGTACGCCGTGTAGGTCTCGCTATGATCCAATACACCGAAGTACAAATTGGTGGTGCTCTCATCGACCGTGTATATGGTGACTGGATGAACGTATGGTATGAACTTTCTCACTCAATCTCCAAAGAACGTGGTTACTCACAAATGGTAGGTGACACCCCTTACCTTACCGAACTTTCAACTGGTGGTCTTAACGGAGACGCTGCAGGAACCAAAACTGCTACTCTCTATGTACCCCTTACCTTCTGGTTCTGCAGAAACAACGGTCTCGCATTACCATTAATCGCCTAGAATGTTGGGCTGAAAAGCATCACGCATAGTACTTGTGGATATAGGTACTATGGTAATCCGGTTAGGAAATCCACTAATTAAACAATGCGTTTAATTATTCCAGATGCTAGTGAATGAAAAATTCAGCGAATTTTCATTTGCAATAGAATCAAATTGACGGGAACCCCCTAATAGCCTTTTTTATTTAAAGATTTGTAAATATAACTAATATGAAGAAATGCTGTAAATGTAAAGTAATGAAAGATTTTAGTGAATTTGGTAAACATACCAAATCACCAGATGGTTTAAAATATGAATGTAAACAATGTCGAAAGGAATATAATCAAAGAACACGAGAACAAAAAAAAGAGTATAATCAAAAATATTATAACCAAAAGAAAGATGTTCTTGTAGTCAAGAACAAAGAATATAGGTTAAATAATGTTGATAAAATCTCAATTCAAAGAAAAAAGTATCGACAAGAAAATAAAGAATACATTCGACAACAAAATGCTAAGTATAGGCAAAGACGTAATGAATTAATTAAAGAACGAAGAAAATATGATATTGAATTTAAAATATCAGAAAATTTAAGAACAAAAATTCATAACGTTATGTCAAATAAAAATAGACCATCTTCTGAAAAACTGATTGGTTGTAATCGTAAAATTTTAATTGAATTTCTTGAATTCCAATTCGATGAAAATATGAATTGGGATAACTATGGTAAAGAGTGGCATATAGACCACGTACTCCCAATAAACAAATTTAATTTAATAAATGAAAATGAACAAAAAATTTGTTTTAATTGGAAAAATTTACAACCATTACATAGATTTGAAAATCAATCAAAATCAGATACTTTTATGCTACATATGTTTTTTAACCACTTAATTACATTAATGCGTTTCTTAAAATATAAATCTTTAAATATTGAGTACCAAGGTGTAGTCGAAAGATTACACTGGCTGAGAGAAAAACTCAGGTATGGTAAAAATCTCAAGGATGATAAATTGGATAATATTCAATTTTGAAATGGGCAATCCGCAGCCAAGACTCTAACTCCATTTATGGATACGAGTAAGGTTCAACGACTAAATGGTTCTAGGTAAAAAGTTTTAAACTTTTTGCTTAAGATATAGTCTAGTCCCTGCGTATGACATCACGCTAAATATCCCGAAAGGGAGGGTATAAACGTACAATACCACGATGTCCGCATTAACTTCAACTTCCAACCCGCAAGTGCTTTAATCCTCACCGAAAACGGCACAACCGCAACTGCTAACATCACTGATGCTATTTTACTCATTGACTACGTATTCCTTGACTCCGAAGAACGTAAACGTTTCGCAACCAACGCTCACGAATACCTCATTGAACAACTCCAAACCCCTGGTCCCGACACCATTGCTGACCAAAACCGTAAAATCCGTCTTCCATTCAACCACCCCTGCAAAGAAATTGTCTGGAACATTAGCCTCGGTAAATACATTACCAACTCTCTTTTCCTTGCTTACCACCCATCCAACTCCGACTTCGTACGTAAACGTTTCGCTGAAATCCTTTACATCCTTTCTCTTAACGCCACCAGAAACAACGATGGCACCTGGACCCTTAACCAAGACAGCACTACCAGCAGCATGTACTCATTCCTTGACGTATCACCTGTACTCCGCTCTGTACTCCAAGCTATCCAAGCAAGTGTTGTAATTGTAACCAAACAAGCAAGTGAAATCAACATCACTGGACAAGAACTCCCCGCTGACTTCTCAACCAACCCCTTCGCTTACGTAGAATTCATCGACGAAAGCTGGAAAGCTCTTACCAACGACTTAATCTCAACCCCTCTCTCTGCTCTTCAAATTGACACCAGCCTCCCCCTTTACTCCGTAGTATCACCATTCTTCGTAAATGTACAAGCACCATTCAACTATGGTCTTTACCTTGATGGCTCAGTCAACCCCGTCAACCAAGCTAACCTCCAACTTAACGGACAAGACAGATTCACCATCCGTGATGGTAACTACTTCAACTACGTACAAACCTTCCAACATCACACAAATACACCCGCAGATGGTGTCAATGTATACAGTTTCGCCCTCAACCCTGAAGAACATCAACCAAGTGGCAGCTGCAACTTTTCACGTATCGACTTCTCCCAACTCAACCTCCAAGTCACCAACGCTGCTAAATCAGTACTCGGCGACTCATCCGTCATCAACATCTACGCCCAAAACTACAACATCCTCCGTGTAATGGGAGGTATGGGTGGTCTTGCCTACTCCAATTAAATCCGCAATTATTATGCAATATACTTTCTATTTTTACAAAAATATCTTACAAAACAAATAAGATATTTCAACTTTCAATTAAAACTGGGCTATTTGCTCTTCAACGAAGGTATGACAGCAAATGGTTTAAAGAATTAAAACTAATATTATTATGAACCTTGACATTGTGAATCTTATTGAAAATAATCCTGTGAGTAAATTAACAGATACTTATCAAAATAAATTACTTGAAAAAATCAAAGAAAATTTCACTACAGAAGAACAACAACTATTTCTTGCAAGTTTCTATTCTTATTTAAATTACAAATCAAACGACTTTATTATTGATTTAGATACAATTTGGGAATGGTTGGGATTTTCTCGAAAAAACAAAACAAAAGAACTTTTAGAAAAACATTTTATAAAGGATATTGATTACAAAATCTTGCTTCACCAAAAAGTGCAGCAAAATATTCAAGGTGGACATAACAAAGAACAAATTCTATTGACAGTAAAAACATTCAAAAAACTGTGCATGAAAGCAAACACAAGTAAAGCAAATGAAATTCATAATTACTATGTAAATTTAGAAGAAATTTTATTTGAAGTATTAGAAGAACAAGGTACAGAATTACAACAAGAACTTGTTTCTGTAAAATCTAAATTAGAGGATACTACAAATAATGTACAAAAAGAAAAAGAACTTGCAACAGAAAAACTATTACTCAAAAAATTTGATGACAACATTTCTATTGTATATATTGCTCGTGTTGAAACACTTCAAAATGGTGAATACATTATTAAAATTGGTGAAAGTCGTCGTGGTATTGTTGCAAGATACAACGAACACAAAGCTAAGTATCGTGAATGCGTTTTACTTGATTGTTTTCAAGTAAATAGAAGTAGAGACTTTGAGAACTATCTACATGACAAATTTAAGGAAAGTAATGTAAATTATCTAAATGAGAAACTAAAAAAAGAAAATGAAAATAATTTTTATCTTTCAGGATACGAATCAGAAAAAGAACTATTTTTAATTGGTAAAGAATTAACTTATGCTACAGTTATTAACACAATCCAAAATAGTATTAAAAATTTTAACGACCAATTTATCGAATTAGAAAAACTTAGACTTGAAAATGAAAAATTACAACTTCTACTTAATCCAAATGTTGATTTAGGAAAACTTATTCAACAACTAACAGAACCATACACTAAAATTGTTAAACATTTAGAAAAAATTGATAATATTGAAAGTTCATTAAATGAATTAAGTAACAAAGTTAATGGATTGTCAATGAAATCTACAAATAATTTTAATCAACCACTTGCAACAGTTGGACCACGATTACAAAAAATTAATCCAGAGACTTTACAAATTGTTAAAGTATACGATAGTGTTACTGAATGTATGAAAGAAAATTACAAATACAAACGACCAAGTATTAATAAAGCAGTTGTTGAAAATACAATTTATCATGGTTTCCGTTGGTTATTTGTTGACCGTGAATTAGACCCAAATTGTATTCACCACATTGAACCAACTAAGAAAACAAGAATTCAAAATGTAGGATATATCGCAAAAATAAATAAGGATAAAACAAAAATTGTTAACGTTTATATTGATAGAAAACAAGCTGCTAAAAAGAACGATATTAAATGTACTGATACTTTTGTAAAGAATGAAAAATTAATTAATGACCATTATTACGTATTGTATGATGACTGTGATGACATTCTAAAAGATGACTTTACAATCAGAAATAAAGGAAAACCAATTCTTTATGTAAATGGTGTTGGACAATATGATTGTAATAATTGTTTAGTTAATGAGTTTGTATCAAAAGTTGATTGTTGTAGACTTTGTGGCATTAGTGATAAATCAGTTAAAAAGTCCATTGAAAAGAATATTATGTACAATGGATTTTACTACAAATACATCGGTGAAAAACTACAGTGTTTTGAAGAGTAAAAATTGATTTTTTTTATTCATTAAACATAATTTAATATTATTAAAAGTAATGACAAGAGATAATACAAAAAGAAGTCGTGGATTTTCATATCAAAGACTATACGCAATTTATTATTTTTTAGACGTAACTATTAAAGAAATAATTGAAGAAGGTACTTTAGTAAATA